AGAGTTATTATTACTAGATCTAGGTTGTACAGGATTAAATCGATTTCGTTGACGGTTACCAAGTAATACAGGATCAGCAGCACCGTATTTGTATTCCATTGCAGGATCATTATACGTTAATGCACTCGGATGATTATCGTATGCTGTTTCTTCGTCAGTAAATCCAGTAGGTTTAGCTGCACCTTTAACTTTGCCATTAGAGTAAATAACGCTCTCATACGCAATAGTCATAGTATTTGAATTAAAATCTCCGCCAGTTGTAGCATCAACATCTCCGTGATCAAATGCTGATACTAATGGATTAACTAATGTATATGCAAACCACTCTCGTCTAGCTAATTGATAAATTCTAATAGATTTAAAGAAAGGATTAGTTTTTCCGTTATTTAAACCGTAACTTGGTACAGCAGATTTATACTTGTCACGTGCTTGATATGCTGGAGCTCCGGAGCTTACTCCTGATTCGTCTGAATGATTGCCATCTACAAAATAATATTTGTAATAGTCTTCTAATAACCCTCTAGTAAGTCCTAAGTTATCATCATGAAAAGTAAGTGTACAATCACTGTAATCTATTCTAGTTTGTATATTTTTCTTACGATTGTATTGTTGTTTGTTTTCAACAGATACTCGATAGTTTGGTAGTGATGCTGATTTAGCTAATACGCCAATTTCTTTTCTAAACTTTGCAGTATTACTCGTTGTTTGATCGCCTACTTCATCATAGAGATCAAACACTACATGAAATAGAAATTTTGTTTTAGGTGCTAACGCAAAGTTGTGTTGGGTATACAACTGGTGTGCATGTCGTGCATCTCTTAAATGCACATCCATGTCAGTATTAATTAGGTATGGATCTTGTAAGCTCATACTAATATTTATCCTATAGAGTTAAGTACATAGATAAAAAAGCGAGAGTAACAATTAAGCTACCCTCGCTGTTAATAAGCCAATCAGTTAAGCGTTAACTTAAATTTGTGTTCCGCCTGGTGATGCAGCATTAGTTCTGCTAGTTGTTTCACCAATGCCGTTAACATCTTCATCTGCACCAAACTGGATAGCATTGTCATAACGAATAGTTAATGAAGTAGTAACTGCTTCGTTAGTTGCATATGCTAATGTATTATAGTTTGCTGATTCAATGTAGCAACCTACTAAGTGGAATCTATCAATTACGTTAGCGCCATTAGCACCGTTGCCACCATCTAGAATTTCAATTCTAGTTTGGAATTTGTAACTGCCACTTGAAACTGCACTGGACTGTTCAAAGAAGTCAAACTGTCTTTGTAACTGTTGTCCAACAATTTTTTGTACGTTGTTGTTAGCATCTTCACGCAATGTGATTGTAACTGGTTCCCAAGTGTGCTTACCTGCAAGGTATGCTCTTGAGTTATACGAGTCAATTGTCATTTGCTCAAACGTAACGTTTGGGCGTGTAACATCTTGTACCTGTCTTGAAATTTCTCTAACACCATCTGGTCCGCCAGTTGTGCCGAAGTTGTCTAAAAATACCCTGAAGCGATATTGTAACTTAGGCATCAATAATGATGAGTTACTATTTGCGCCTTCCGTTGGTATCGAAATGTTTTGTAAAGTTGTGATTGGCATCTGTCTATTCTCCTGTTACTATTATTTATACGTTTATGAGGGGTATTTTTCAACCCCTCATTAACTGCGTATATTAACCTAGTGCTGCAATTTCGCCTGTGTTCTTAAGTCTTAGCGGTATGTAAATAAATTCAATTGCTTTAACTGGCTCAATAGCTATATCTAAGTATAACTCGTTTCTATCAATTCTTGCTGGTGTGTTGTTACTTTCGTCACACACTGCAACAAAGTCATATAGTGCTCGTAAGCTTACTAACTCTAACATTAATTGATCTGCTGCCGCTTTAATCTGATCACGTGTGATCTTATCATTTGGCTCAAACAAGTAAGGCTTCGCTAATAGTTCTAACTGTCCACGTAAGTAAACAACTAGACGTGCTACGTTAACTCTATCCAATGCACTTGCGTTTCTTGCACGAGTTTTTTGTCCAAATACTACTAATCCAGCGCCGCTTAAGAACGTAATTGGGTTAATTTTATTTGTATAAAGTGTATCACGCTGTCCAGTGTTTAGTGCAACTGATTTAAATTCACCTTCACTAGTAATGTAACCTGAACTTGTAGCATTACTTACACCACCGCGTCGTGTTCCTGCTGGAGCAAACCAGGGGAAAGCAACTTGGTCGTTTAGTACTATTGTACGTAGTGCCATATGACTTGGTGGAACAACAATATTGTTACCACTGTTATCACTAGTGAAACCCCATGGATAATACATACCCATGTACTCATCGTAGCTTACTGCACCGTTATCATTATCTTCTAGTGCAAGCTTAGTGTTTGTAGCCCACTCATTAAGTGAAGTTGCATCTGGTGTTAGTCTTGCTGGTGTGTCACCTACAACAAATGCTGTTAAGCGTCTGTCAGTGTTAAGTGTAATCATTTCACCAATTAGTTCTGGATAACCTGGACACGCCATTAAGTTAAACTGACGTGACTCTTCGTCACGAATGTCTTGGTTGCTATTAACAAGTGCTTGCAATGATTGTACAACTGACTTACGCTGTGCATGACGTCCAAATGTTCCTGAACCGTCTTCTGCATTGCCTGAATCAGTAACCCAACGATGTGGGTAATAAGCTGCCATTGATGCATCTGACATTCTGCCATTAAGCAAGTTAACATTAACGCTCTGTTTTACAAATTTCTTAACGTTAAATCCGCTTCTGCGTAAGTTCCAAAGCAACATACCTTGTGGGTATAGTGCTGGATCTGGAGCATCTGGGTCTAAGAAGTTACTTGTAAGCAAAGCAGTAATTGTGCTTGACGGCGCAGCTAATGTTGAACCACCTGTTGCACCTTGTCTTGCGTCTGCAAATAGTACACCATTTTCTGTAGTTTGGTCTGCTTTATCAAGTAGTACAAACTTAGATGTTACACCGTTAAATCTATAAATGCCTGGATAGTTTTCAACGTTTGCTGTGCTAATCCAAAGATCACCATCTACTAGTGCAGTTAAGTCTGACTGTACAGTTGGCTCAGTAGCTGCAACAATAGGACCTAGTGGGTCGCAGTTTGCATATGCTGCTGTGTAGTTGTGGTATCCTACCCAAGTAGTACCATTGTGGATCATAAGATCTACTTCGTCTACTACTGAGCTGTACCATAATGTACCGTTTTCAGTTAAGCTAGTTGGTCCAGTGTTTGATGCTGTATAAGTTAGCTCTTTCCAGTTTGAAGCAACCCAATCACTACTACTATCACCTGTTGGTGCTGTGTACAAGTGAGCTGTTCCTGCGCCTGTTACAAAGTTATAAGCACCAAAGCCAGCTAATGCAAGCAAGCTACCTGTGTCTTTAATACGAATCTCACCACCTGTTTTGTGGGAAATTTGAACTTTGTTACTTGCATCAACAATTGCTGTAACGTTTGTAAAGCCTGCCGCATTAATCTGTGCCGCTAATACATCTGCATCACTCGAAGCGCCTGTTGTAGTTACTGAAATAGTTTTTGCAGTATCTAATGCTAGTGTAGCTGTCTTTGACTCTTGCAAAGTAAACGTTCTAGTAGCTGCTGTCAACTGAGTTGTAATTATTGAACCAACAATTTTTGTTGCTGCTGTTGCTGCTCTAACATAAAGCTTAGAGTTAGCAATAATTGGTGTAACTTCTTCAACGTTAGTGTTTACATAAACATCACCTAAAGAAAGGTTCTTGCCACCGCCAGTTTTATCAAGTGCAAATATTGCTGCTTGTCCTGTGGAATAAACTGGAGAAATCATTGTAGACCAAAGCTTTGTAGCAGTTGCATACTTTTTAACTTTATAGTTAGCACCACCGTTTGGAGTAGTTGTTTTAATCCAAATACTGCCTGTTGGTGCTGGTTCTGTATCAGTGCTCTTATACTGTGGTACACTTGTATGCGGTGCAATAGTAAGCTTTGGAGCTTCGTATGTTGCCGCTGTAAGTCCGCCTGCTGTAAGAATTGTTCCTGAGCCGTTAGCAAGTACAATGTCTACGCCTGTTGAGTAAATTTCAATAACACCATCTACTGCTGCTGCACTAATACCACTAATTGCCGCTGTGTTAATATCAGCTGCTAAACTAGTAACTGTTGTTCCAGCTAGTGTAACTGTGCTTGAGTTAATTGAAATAGTATCGCCGTTGCCTAATGTAGGATTAGCAATTGTGCTTGTAATTGACGGATTGCTAGCTTTCCAATCAGTTGATCCAACTTCAACCCATTCGCCTGCTGTTACGCCTGCCGCTGTATTACCTTTTGACTTTAACCAAAATCTGCTTGTTGTAGTTGTAGTTGCAACTGCATAGTCGCCAATAGCACCAATAGAAGTCTTTGGAGCCGATGTGCCAGCATCAATATCTGTTGCTTTTGTAACTACTATAGGAGTTTTTGAAGCAAAGCTTTGTCCACCTGTTACTGAAATTGCAGCTGAATTCCACTCTAATATACCAAATTTAGTATTAAGTGTATCAAACCAATATGCTCCATTTGCAGGCTCGCCACCTGGTGCAACAGCACTTGCTGTTAATTTGCTTAGATCTAATTCTGCTCTTACTACGTAAGCTCTGTTAGTTACGCCTAGTAATGAGTAAGCTGTTTGTAGACCATATTCGTTAAGCTCGCCGCCGTGTATCATATTGCCGTTTGCATCGGAATAAAATAGTGGGTCGCCAAATGTTTCACCTAGCTCGCGTTGGCTAGTAATTAAATAAGGTTTTCCTGCGTTTGCTGCTAGTGTACCTACTCCGGTACCTACTCCTGAACTACTTGTTTTATTGGAAGCAGTAGCAACAAAAATCATTGGTACTGTGCCAGCTGCTGCTGGGGTGTAAAAGGATTCGTCAATTACGGAAACCTGTACGCCTGGTGAACTTAATGCCATGTTATCTCTCCTGTTGGATATAAATTTGTTCTCTACTTGTATTTATATAAACATCTTAAAAACACCGTATATTTTGCTTAAACAAAGGGGTATAAAAGGTGAGCTAAATACAATATGAGACCTTTATGCCAATGTGGGCTACGACCGGCCGCCATTAATTACTACAAAAACAACAAGCCTTACTATAGGAAGTTATGTGAGAAATGTTTACGGCATGGTGCTGGACACGGAGTTCCTAAATGGGAGCAGTTTGGATATGTAATGGGAAATGTTTGCGAAAAGTGTAATTACACTAGTAAACATTTAGAACAGTTTAATGTATTCCATGTAGACGGTGATTTAAATAATGTTCGTCCTACAAATTTAAAAACAATTTGTGCTAACTGTCAACGTATAGTTCAGAAGGAAGGGGTGCGTTGGAAACAAGGTGATCTTCGACCTGATTTCTAAGACCTTCAATAGTTCCATTATTGTATAGTATTGAATCAAACTTATTGTTAGAATCTACCCATTTATATTCACTAGCATGTACATCATATGATGCCATTAACTTGCTACCAGTGTCATTGTCAAGTATTGCTTGTCCAAACCACTCAGGATCATCACCGCGTTTAGTTTGCCAAATTTGACCACCTAATTCTCTAATAACATTTTGTTCATTGCGGAATCTTACGTCAGGAACAACGTATTCAGTATTAGGATTATCTAGTATAGTTTGTTTTACCATACTAACCCAAATGCCATCGTAAAATCCATTACGCATACAATCTGTACCAAAC